CCATAAATGGCCATTTCTATTAAGTGTACGCCAGACATTGTTATTTGTCTTTTCCTTTATTACGGCCTAATATCCGAGACAAGGCAGTTGCTAAACTGACTTTATCATTGATATATTCTCTGACACCATTCAATCCCTTAAAGAAATATAGTGTTTTTATGGTATATAGTCCATCTTCAGCGGCCGCTAGAGAGGCCTTATATGAGTTTCTTATGTTGTCTATTATATTTTTCATTGTTTTCTCTGTTGTTGTTGAGGAAGTCTCTCTATCATATTTTCAGCTTGCCTTCTCTCATTGTTTCTGTTATGGCCTGCTTGGTGGCCTATATTATCACGGAAGCGCCGGACTCGGCGGATTCTCTCAGCCTATTTCAATATCTTATTACCTCCTAGGTCCTTTAAGACTTGTTCATCTAACTGGTCCTGTAATACGTTTATCTTGTTCTCTGAATTTTCTTTATTTGTAAATGTATCTGTTGTTTCTATTGGATATGGCCTCATAACGCTATCTTTTATACAATCTACAACCATTCTATGTTTATCAGCGCCTGTATTAACTTGGTGACGTATTGATTTAACTAGATAACGACCAGACATATAGGGGTCAATGTCTAAAGGGTTATCTACACCAGATGGTTCAAATGCTGGCATTTCAAAGGAGATGAGTTCTCCTACTGATAGGCCAGTAAATCCGTGACAGTTTAAACTTAATGTCATTGTTTCAAAAGCAAATCTTTGTGATAGTCTTTTGCCTAATATCTTTTCTTGTGGTGCCTGTTCAAAACCTGTGTGTACGTTTTCTGTTGTTGATACAAAATACAATGTACCCTCTGGACTATCTGATAATGTCTTACCCTCGTCATAATTGGCCGCTGGTAGTATTACCTTGTCATCTATCTTATTACCTTGTCCGTCGTGTTCAGTATGGAAGTTCTTTTCAAACTGTGTCAAGTAATCAAAATCTGTTTCAGTAAAGGTTTTGTTATATAAATCGTGTGATACAACTCGGCTGTTATAGACACCGTTTCTTAAATTTTTAAGTGTATCAAATTGGCTGTTAATGTTAAAACTTTCTACAATTTGCATACTTCTAATTACATTTTTATTACCTTGTTCATCTCTAACGTTTGCTGGCACACTTAAAAACTTGGCAACAACAGGTCTTGCTGATACACCAGATACGGCCAACATAGACTCGTATGATTTAAATGAAAAACCAATTGAGCTCTCAAAGAAGCGCATACCAGCATTGTTGTACTTTAAACTTTCTGACTCTTTTGCTAGTTCATCTATAAATTCAAAAGGTCTAATTCTTGGTGTAGTATATTTTCTAATACCACTTGTTTCTTCTACGATTAATGGTTTTTTAGATTTAAGTTCATCTCTAACAATGTTTAACACCATACCATCTATTGAATTGGTAAAAGGTCTTTGTATTCTAACTTGTTCGTTAGTTATCATTTCTCTACTACAAAAATGTAAGATATAACCTTGTGCTCTAGGATTTAAACCTATTCTATCTGATATTTTATAGACGTACATAGGGTGGCCAGTTTCAGGTGTAAAATCAAAGGCACGGCTTGTACCAGGTGTAAACAGTTTAAACTCTACTCGTTCTAAACCTGTAAGTGGTAAGTGATTTGGTATATTTTGAGCGTCTGTCACCACAATATTACCTGATAGACATTTACTGTCTAAACTTTCGTAAATGTTTATCTCTGCGACTAGACTTCTAATTGATATTTTTTTTGAATTACTTGAACCAGCTGCTGATTGATATGAGACCAATGTTACATCTGATAAAGAATATTGGCCAGCTGATTTTAGTTCATCTGTATTAATTTCACTATACATTATAATTAGCCTTGTATTTTACGTTCAAATTCTTCTATGAATAATCCTAAAAACTGTGGGTTTAATAACCTAATAGTTCGCTTCTCGTCTTGTAATCTTCTTTCGTATTCATAATTAGATACAGACTCAGCACCTGACTCTGTACTATTAACTTCTATTTTATGTGAGTAATCATCTGGACCATTACCTGTTATATCACCACTTGATTGTGTAATTTCATAATGATGTATGCCTTGTGGATTTGTATATTTGTCCGTAACATATTTTTCAAAGTCTTGGTCTGATAACGGCCAGCCATAATAGGCGTCTGTTATATCATTTGTAAGTAAAATAATCCAATGTAATTCTGTGTCACCAAAATGTTTAAATGCTGTTACTTCTGGTCTTTCACCACTTGGCACGTCATACGTATCATATAAACTAACTTCATCTAAAATCTTTGCTCTAACTTTAATACGTCTCATTATATCAGTAACAAGTTTTAATTGTTTGTTACCTTTAATATCGTAAACACCTTTAGGAAATTTAGAAAAGTAAGCCATATTACATACCTGCCGCTATTGTTTCTTTAGTCATAATTTCTGTTTCCTGAAACTCTAAATCTACTTTTGCCATAACTGGTGGAGCACCCTTGTCGTCTGCCCTAAATGTAGAAAATACACCCTCTGGGGCATAATCAATATTCATATTTTTTAATACACAACGGCTAATTCTAGGAATATATGTGTTAATATTTTCTCTGTACATATATGTAATTTGAAACTCACTAGGCACATTAAAATAACCTCTTGTTGTAGATTGATATTCAGGATGCATATGAAACTTAAACAAGTTTATAATCTTGTGCATTTCATCTTTTTCTTTTTGATTTTTAGGAGCAAACTCAAAAGGAAAATTAAATGATCTAAATGGTACAGATTGAAATACTACTTCCATTTGTGGGTTAACTGCCTGACCTTTTGCTTTATCAAAGGCTGCCTCAGCACCCTCAAAACCTGGTATTAAACTAGCTGCTCCAAATAAAGCACTTCTAATAAATATGTCTTTTGTATCACCACCTGCGTCTTTAGCTGCCGTGCCTAAAGCAGCGGCGGCGTCCATATAATTACCAGCTTTAGCCTTAGCTACAGCACCTGATATGGCGTCACCTAATAAGCCTGCTAAACCTGTTGAGGCGTCATTGTAATTAGTACCATAACCAAATTTAAGTGCTTGACCTGGTGTGTATAAAATTATACTGTCTGATAGAAAAGTATGTGTTGGTGTTTTTTCATTTAGTCCTGAGCTTACTTTAATTTGTCTATCAGCAAAGTTTAAACCTTTTTTCTTTAATTTTGCTAGTGTTTGATTTTGACTATTATTTTCACCAACATAAAAACCACCATCAGCACCTGTTACATCATTAACGGCTTGATTTATTTTTACGCTAGGGTGTGATCCTTGGTCTTTAAATTTTGATGACTTGTGCATTAGCACATCAAATATAATAAAATGGCCTTCACCTAAATTCATTGTTTCTTCAGGATATGCCACAAAACCATACTCATACGGATTGACCGTCATATGTGCTTTAGGGTCTATGTTTTGTATTTCTAGTGGTGACTTGTTAATTAACTTAGCAGCCAATTTCTTCTTTTGAGCACCACCAGCTACGAAATTGTTTACAGCACCAGAAATAGATTGACCAACCATATTTCCTACTACGCCTTTTATGATGTTTGATACTTTACTTGTAAATGCCATTTTGTTTGCTTACCTATATATTAGTAATATTTATAATGAAAAAGAGAGCAACATATAAGGGTATTTACAGACCCACCAATCCAAAGAAATACGCTGGCGATCCTACAAGAATAGTATATCGTTCTAATTGGGAGCGTAAGTTTATGGTGTATTGTGATCGTAATGAGGATATTATACATTGGGCTAGTGAAGAATTAGCGATACCCTATGTCAATCCAATTGATAGAAAAAGACACCGTTACTATCCTGACTTTATCATAAAAACTACCAAAGGCAAGCGTTATATGATAGAGATAAAACCATCTGCTCAAACTAAAAAACCTAAACCTAAAACAAAGAGAACAAGAGCATTTATGAGAGAGAGTTTAGAATATATCAAAAATGTGGCTAAATGGCAAGCCGCTGATGTTTATTGTAATGATAATGGTTTAGAGTTTAAAATCTTTACTGAAAAAGAATTAGGTATCTATTAAGCCGACACATTTTGTAAATTAATCATTGTGTCGTCTATGTTTTTACTGGTGGACATAGTATTAATGTTTGAATTGCTACTAGATACATTCTGTTGACTTCCACCTATTACATTGTTTATTACTGTATTACCTGCTGTACCAGCATTAGCAAATTCTAAATTTGCGTTTTGTCTTTCATTTACACCTAAATTAGGTAATGTAAATGGTCCTGTTTCTGATACCTCTAAACTTTTTACTATTTTTTCTTTAAGAGCTTGGTCTTCTTCACCCTCTTTTACCAATGCTTGAAAATCTTTCTTTGTCTGGTTTTCTTCTTGTAATTGATTAGGTGTTTTTTCACCAGCTCTTTCTAATTTATCTATCTCAACACCAGGTATTTTGTTTATTAATGTTATTATACCATTTATGGCGTCTATGAAAAAGTTTTTAAGTGTGATAAATGCCTCTTTAAAAAAGTTTTTGATTTTACCAGGTATAGTTTTTACAGCCTTAATAAAATTACCAATGCTGTCTCTAAATTTGTAAATTAAAAATATAGCAGCACCTATGGCTATACCTATTGCTATTGGTATTGGTTTTAATATAAATGATAAAGCCATAAATGCTTTTTTTACAACTTTCAAAGCACCCTTACCTAAAAACATAAAAGTCTCGCCTATACCCATAACAGTATCTTTTAACATTCCACCTGCCTCACCAATGGCGTTAAATGGTGTCATTAAAGCGTCAACAAAACCTGCCAACATTGGTGGCAGTTCTAATCTATCACCACCTGTATCGGCAGTATTATCTATACCTAATGTTTCTGATTCTGTAGCTATAGCAGCTCTTCGTTGTGTGATTTCTTTTTCATCAGCAATTATTTTTTCTTTGTCTGCTACTGTGAGTTCATCTTTCTTTAAAAGTTTTTCTCTTTCTTTGATGATTTCTTTTTCTCTTTTGTCTGTCTGTTTTATTTGATTGTTTAGTAAAGAAGTTCGTTCTTTAATTTCTTTTCTTGTAAGTATATTAGTTTCTATTCTAAACTCTTTGCCTTCTTTGATAGTCTTTACTTCAGCCGCTATGTTACTTTGTCTTAACTCTTGTACTTCGGCCTCTGCCTTAACTTTTTGTTCGCCAAGTTGTTTAAGTCTATCTGATAGTCCTTTATTAAAATCTACTAATTTTATGCCTAACTTTTCTATTATGGCCTCTGTTTTTTTAAGTGCGTTTTCAAACTTATCAATACTACCACTTTCTGCCTGTTCAGTTATTTCTTTTGCTAGATTTTTAACTGTTGTAGGAGATATAACAGTTTTTTGACCTGCGCTGACTGTTTTCATAGTCTCGCTAGTTATGGTCTTAAACAGAGCTTTTATATCAGATTCTAATACGGCCATTTATTATCTTCTTGGTTCTTTTGATGATGAAATTTTTGATGATTTACCATTTACATATAATCCAAACCAAGCAGCGCCAGCACCAACAACAACAGATACAAAACCTGCTTGAGCATTGTTAGGAGCGTCTAAAGCCATAAACCAAGTCATTGTGTTATAGAATACTAGGCCATATAAGACCATCATAATTCTAGGCACAGTTCTCCAATTAGATAAAAATTGTGGTAATTCTTCTTTTAAAAACCACCATACCCATTTAATTGTTTTTACTGTTTTAGTTGTAGTTTCTTCAAACATTATTTGTTCCTCTCTCGTTTTCTCTCATTTTCTTGTTTAATCCAATTTGACAACAAAGACACATATACGTCTCGTTCCCAAGGCATTAAATTCTCTAGTTCACTTAAGCTATATTTATGATGTTGTATCAGAGCAAAGTTAGTTTCGAAGTATGCCTCTAGGCTGTTGTGGGCGAGGCTGATTCGAAAAAATCATTTAGTCCTGATAAAACTACTTTACTTTTCACATTGGTAACTGGATTTGTCACCTCAACCTCGTATCTTAAACGAGGCATAGTATCAAAAAATGACTTAATTTTAACAAAAGAATCTTGTGATAAATCTTCAAAAAATTCTTTTATCTCTTGTTGTGTACTATCTTTCGCTGGATATATTTTATCGCCCTCGTATATATGGTCAACACACTCCGTTAGAACATCAAATATTTGCTCTGTCGTAGGGTTTTCCATAGTGCCTGATTTTAATACATTCATTGTTGGATATTTAAGTACAACACCTAAGTTTCTTTTTTCATCAACTACTAGTTTGTTTGTGTGTTTATCATCAACTTCAACATTAACTTTTGTTAAGTCAACTTCAACATCAGCATAAGTTTTTTTATCATCTGGACACAACACTTTAAATTTAGTGATCTCACCTACTGATTTAGCTCTAATCTGTAAAAAGATGTATTCTAAATCAAATGTTGGTAATTCTTCTACTTTTAAACTATTAAATGTACAAGACGCTACTATTTGTTTTGTTGCTTGAAAAATCTCATCTGCTTTTTGAGATTCCATTGCCATCAAAAGTATCTTTTCTTCTTTTACTAGAAACGGTCTATACTTAACTTTAATCTCTTGTGATGGTAAAGTCAGTTCATATGTCGGCGTTTCAATTTTTGGTAATGCCATTATATCTCCTTATTATATAATTTTTATATATTTTTTGGTGCTACTCTAAATGGAGGAAATGCTCTTCCACCAGTTATAGGTCCTATTGGTACTCGTCTTCTTATATCATTCAATACATCACGTCCTGCTCTTCTTAATTCAGGCGGTAATTTACTGAATAAACCACCAAACAGTCCACCATATTTAACTGTTGGTATGTTAAATTCTTTTTGACCTAACAATGAAACATTATCTGCTTCATCAATGAAATAATTGACCCAATGTCTAAATGAAAACGTTACTGTAAACGTTTGTACCTGGTTTGTATCGTGTGAATACGAAACAGCACCAATAGTTTTTGGGAAACAATCAAATAATTTTACAGCGTAAGTTACGTCATCTCTTTCGTTTTGGCTAGCATAATTACCTAATTGTAATATGTTTACCGGAGATACATAATCGTTGTAATAATTAAAATTAAATGTAGTATTACTATAAGCAGCTTTCTGCCATAGTTCAAAATAACTTCGTTCTCTTAAAAATTTGTCTGTATAAAATGTTGCTGTTATGTCAGCAAACTGAGCGTCATAAGCTATTTTTCTAGTAGGGCCATTGTGCTTAATTTCTTTTGTTATTATCTCTCTACTAGGCATATCTACTGCTGAACAAAATGCTTGTACTCGTCTAGCATTGGCCAACTGTACTGCTCTTAAATCTTTTGATAAAGCAAAACCTCTTGTCTCATCTGTAATCTCACTAGAATAAGTAGCGTCATTATCGGAAGTACCAAATAAGTTTTCACCTACGCCATTTGGTAAATTAAATTCAATATAGTATCTTGCCTTTCTAGCAAAACCCTCTGCCTCGTTTACGTAGGCTTGTATTCTACCCATTGTAGAATCTGGATTACCACCTGCTCTTTGTTTTAATCTACTATCACCTTGTACATTGTCTAAAGATCGGTCACGTGGTATACCAATCCTTACATCAAAACCGCCTATTCTTTTTCCGCCTCTTAAAATTGCCATTAAATCATACCTCTACTGTCTGCCCATACTTTGCTTGTACCTGCTTTAACAAATCTTTGTACAGGTAGATAAGCTGCTA